AAGTGTGACGCTAAGTGTGACGCTAAGTGTGACGCTAAGTGTGACGCTAATTGTTCCCGATCTTGTCCCCAGAACACCGGGACAAATGTCCTCGATCATTCCTCCCGCAAGTATTCCGGTTCCCCGTTTTCAATGATCTCGGTGCGGATCCGGTCGACAGTTGACTGCCTGACCCTCCTACGCCCGCCTGGGAGTCGGCAATACGCCAGCCGCCCGGTATCGGCCCACTGAGCCACAGCGCTCCGCGTGACCCCGAGTTGCTGCCCAGCTTCACTGAACGTGAGCAGTGCATCTTCGGAATGGGTCTTGAGCGCCCGAATCTTGCGTTCCTTGTCTGTCATTTCGTGCCGTGCCTCCCTTGGATGATGCCTCCCCATTGCTGGGCTTGAAGCTCCTTTGAAACGTAAACCGCATACGATGTGCCGTCGATCTGGTCGGACACCTCGTCCGGTCGACCCTGCCATGCCGTGTGTTCGATCAAATAATCCCGAACCCACTTTTCGCCGGTCGAGGGGATCCGAACCAAGCCGTCCTCAACTCGCGAGATTGCCCCCGCTGCGACCGCGCGTTCCAGTTTGGCACCTCGATGGTTCTCTGCCATGCCAGGGATTTTGGGACCGATCAGCCGCGTTTTTCGGCCCTTGATTTCCTTGGCTGCGACAGGTCCGAAGTGAGCGTTCTCGATGTAGACGACCGAGACGTTCATCGAATGCAAGTGATCGTTGAAGCGGGTAATCATTTCCGGCCATTCGGCCTGGATCCGACAGGTCGATCGCAGAAACAGCATGTGCGCGGGGCGGAAGTAATCCCACACCTGGACCACCGACCATGAAGGCTCCTTGCCGCGATCCTGCTCCGCTCGTTCCCTCGAGGTGCCCGCCGTGTCGATCACCGCAAATCGCCGCATCCGGCCTGGATCGATTTCAAGCACATCACCATGGTGCATCGCCTGAATCTTGCCATCGGGAAGTACGGTGTACGTCAGAAACCAATCGCGATCGTAGATGCCAGCCGCTTGGTAAAGCCAATTGCCGCCTAGTAGTGATTCTCGCTCCGCTCGAGGCAACGCGCTTAGTCTATCCGCGTAATCAGGATCCTTAGCAAGAAGTGCGGGATTGTCTTTGAGGGTCGCCGGGACAAAGGTAAACGAGAGCGGCTTCGAGCCACGTCCCAACAGTTCGTCGCGAGTGTCCGCCCATATTAGAGAGTCGTCTGCTGCTCGGCAAAAGAACCGCACTACGCCGGATCGCTCTGGGATCGCCGTCCCCAGTACGGGATCGATCCACCACTCCAATAGGCTTGCCACCCAAGTCCCCGGCTCGGGGTTGCACGTCGCGCGGATGTAGGGATCGATGGTCCCCATGGAACGGGCGCGAGAAACCAAATACCAGAATTGCCCGCTCGAGAAGTGCGTCAACTCGTCCCAGCCAATGAACGCGATCTCGGTCCCCTGCCATTGGAGCTTGTCCTGTTCTAGCTCCATGTGGCTGAAAATGATGCGGGCTCCCGATGGGAACTTGCAGTCCATCGAGGCTTGCCGCATGCGTCCGCCAAAAAGCGGGTACAGTTCGCACGCTTTGTCCCAGAGCCCTTGGGCTGCGGTAATCTGCTTGTATGTCTTTCGGAAGATAACTGGCGCCCACAAGGGATCTTTAATTCCTCGTAACCCATCAAGCAGAAGTGCGTAGGTCTTGCCGCCGCCCGCTGCGCCGCCGTAGATCGCAATATCCGCCCGTGTACGCAAGATTTGCTCTTGCGGTCCCGGTTGAGGTCCGATCTCGATACGGTTTGCAGATGCGATCATTTGCTAACTAATGGCTTGGTTGACAGGCTGAACAAAATCCATTACGCCCGTAGCAAGTTGCCACACTGCCGCCGGTGACGTGTCGTATCTGCGGATGTCCCAGTACAGCCTTCCAGGTGCTATGTTCTGCGTTGCTCGCGCCTTCGTAATCACTCGCACTTGCCTGATTGGATTTGCCCCGTCGACTATGCCAGTTACCGAAGCATCGCCAGCCACTATGCCGCCACCGCTCGGGACGATAAGTCCAGTTGCCGAGTCTGCTTGCAGGACGATAGTGCCTTGCGCCCCTGCGGTCGTTGGCTTTGCCGTGAACACCAGCCTCCCGGTTGCGTTCTTGGCGTTAGGATGGATCGTTACCACGATCTCAAAGTCTGTCTTCGAGTATTGCGTGAAGTCGCCGACGTACATCGGGCCAAGCAACTCGCGCTCGGCTCTGGACACGACAGGGGTGATCGCCTGTACGCCTCCGGAAATCGTCGAGCTAATGGCGAATCTCCCGATCAACTGAGCCACTATTTCGGTTGCGATGGCGCTCGACATCGCCGCAAGAGTGTCTCGAGTGTACCTCGTATGCTCGATTGGAATGACTTGGATATTTGCGGTTGAAGATTCCGGAAAAAAATCCGTAACAGTGGCGTTGTTCTCCGTTTGCTGCACGTCGAAGAGGTAGTACCCGTCCTCAAGCTCTACGGGATTGGTGTCGTTCAGCGCTGTCCGCGCACCATTATCCTTAGCCACTTTGCAAGTGATGTTTGCAGCATCTCCGAGTTGCGGCTGCGACGTGTTGCGATTAAACGCAAAGACTTTCAGAGTAGTGTTGGTGTTCTTATACATTTAGTCGGCTCCGCGCATGACGTTGAAAAACAGAAGCGAATTTTGCGGTGGCGGGTAAGATGCAGCACCAGTCATCGTGGATGCTGCTAGAACGCGCGCAAGCAATGCGGATGGGCCGTTAGCCTTGGCTGCGGTGGCGATGATCGTAGTTGAGGCGAGAGTCCTTGAAACTGAACCGGACATTCCGTTTGCTACAGCAGCCGCACTCGATACTGTAGCTGCACCTAACACTCGCGACACTAACCCGCTCGGATCCGTAGTTGCGCTCGCTGCTGCGGTCAGCGTAGCTGCCGCAAGGGTTTTCGATACGGTGGCTGTGTTGGGTCCGACTACAACCGCTTCTGATGTGCCAAAAGTGCCATCGAGGCTTCCATTGACAGCGCCGGTGGTTTGCAGCAGTGCGACAATTTGCGACGTAGCGGCGCCTAGTTGCGACGACAACGAGCTCGTCGTCGAGGTTGCGAGCTCTGCGGTGGCAAAAAGTGGGCTCCCGCCGAGGTTATTCTGCCCAACAATACCGTCAAGCGTCCTGTTTACTTGCGCTGTAATCCCTCCTGGGGAAGTGATCGGCGGGATGCGGTTGCGTAACGCCATGGCTCAATCACCAATCAAAGGAGGTCGCGTGCGAAACCTGTGCTGACCATTTAGAACTTCAGGCAAGCCGTTGGACCACGCGACGATTCCCTCTACCAACTGCAACTCTTCTACGTTCAAATTGCGATCGAACGCGACGATCTCGAAGTAATCTACTGGGCTCGATGCCATGCTCGACAATGCGACAGTGAGCATTGCGTCCTCCCCAGCGAAGCCCCCTCCTGACACCGTAACGGACGTGCCGCCTAGACGGAACGGACCATCGCTCCCGTTAGTTGCAATCGTCGCCAAGTATGGTGTGTCATTTGAGACTGCCTGCGATTGAGTGGCACTACTAATCGAACCGAACAGCAGACTGAACAGGCTGTAGTCGAATGCTAAGAAACGAGTCGCGTAAACGTCTTCGATTTTGACTGCTGGACCTCCCCCACTCGCTTGCCAATACATTATGACTAGGGAACACTGGTCGAGGTACCTGTATGAGTCCCACTGCAACAGCTTGTTCGTGTTTACGCGGATTGTCGGTCTCGATCTGACGTTGCCGACGCTGGGGCGCGATGTTGAGGCGGCTTGCTCGAGGCGTACTGGCGCTCCTGTTTCAATCGATGAGATATTGCCTGATCCATCAGTGCGAACGACTCCCGGTCTCGCGTGCGCCCAAGTCAGCGGACGCAGCCTGGACATAGGCATCAGTCGTCTTTGTGTCCGCGCATCGGTCAGCACATCGCCAGATCGCATCAGGTGACATCCTCGTTGTACGGACGGACGTATATTTCGTTTCCGCTCGCAGCGAAAGAAACCCCGCTGTTATTGCGCACCGACAGTCGCATCGAAAAGGGATATAGCCGCACCATCGGAATGATTGCCACCTTCGCTGATGCACCTGAGTTGAGTTCGACCGGATACACGTCGCCTCCCGCGCGATCCGAGGTGTCAGTGCCGTCGTTTATCACCACTCGCAACTGGATTGAACCGGCAGTCGCGGGAGTAATCGACCCGAGCTTAATCGTCACGGAACCATACAGATCCCGGTTGGTCGAATTGTCGTAGGTTACGACCGTCGACTCGGAACCGTTGCCCAGAGAGTTTAGCGTTGTGCTCGCGAAATTACTTGATCGCGTTGACGGTGTTGCCCATTTTGCTATTGCCATGGTTATGCGTTTCCGTCAGTTAAGGTAAATGTAGTGACCGTGAACGACTGGCCCGCCGTCACCGAGGCGTTAGGGCTTATCTCCATATCCCCACCACCCCCTGTCGCACTGCATGTTCCCTGGAGGTGACACGTCGCGCCTGCCTTAATTCGGAAGTGCCCAGCCGTGCCCGTAGCGTCGGCACTGAGATCCTGCCACGTCCCACTGAGCGACTTGGCTCCGCTTGATGCCGCAGCCATCCAATCAGATGGCAACGTAAGCGTTGCGACTACGGTTCCACTGTCCGCCGAGGCGCAATTCGCCGGAGCCGATCCCGTGCGAATCTCGAGCGTTGGAGCGGTCCCGATCGTGGTCTCGATCTGGTCGAGTCTCGCATTGCGAACGGTAGTAGAAAACTGAATTGCCATGATTTCTCCTGTTACTGGTTAGTTCTCTGCCTGCCGTTGTCAGGCAAGTACAAAACAACTTGCGGGCGATCTGCTAGTGATTCACTCTCGATCTGGATCTCCCTACCCCACCCGCGAGCCTTGCCTTTTCGCTCGAGATACCACATCGTCACCTTGAGATTGCCTCCCGCGATCGCTTGCTGGATGTTCGTCTCAGCTAGGTCGATCGATTCCTCGAGCGTGGTCTTGAAGCATTCCTCGAGCCATGGATGCCGCTTGCGGTTCTCCCATACGGTCTGCCGTGCGACACCAAGCCGCGCCGCTACCGATGCGACGATTCCTGCCGAATCTCGCACAGCCTGAATCCACTGGTCTTGAGTGATTCGCTTACGGTTCGCCATCGTCTTCCTGTTCCTTTAGCGCTTGTAGGCTATCATTTTCATAACAGTCCTGGGATGAGCCCAGTCGTTTTCTTGATGTCGCCCAGTTGCGTATCTAGGTTTGCGCTCGCTAGACCCACTGCCGCTCTCAACGTCGATTCCGTCAGCACCGCAGTGCCAACCGTGTTATCGACTGCCACGCCGACTGCGACTTGATTGGCAGACGGTACGGCTAGCGTGCCGGTCTTGTTGCCCAGCGCATAGCTTGTGCCGGAACGCACATCGGCCTCGTTGGCTTGGCCCGTGCTGTCCGAAGGGTCGGCCAAGGTCTTTTGAGCGCTGGTGGTCAGCGTGACGATAGCTTTGTTGTTGGTGCCGCTGATAATTCGGACGGCTCCTGCCGTAATTGGCGACTGGCCGTTCACGCCATATTGCAGTTCTTGAACGCGGGTGTCGGAAACATTATTTCCATTCAGGATTCCTCCATGTGAGCCAACTCCACCTGCCATGCCAATGCCAAAACTATTCCCCACAGCCCGAATTGCCGTCATAACACCGGTCGATGCATTGAAGCCACCAGCTGAAGTGTTTGAGGCTACGGCGTTCCCAATAATATTTAAAGTCCCAGTGCTGTTGTTGCGTACCCCGTCTGCGGCACTTACAGTGCCTCCGATGGCATTGCCTGTAATGTTCATTGTGCCTGTGCCATTGTTTTGCGCGCCATTGCAGTTGCTGCTACCCCCCGTGGCGTTACCTGTGATGCTAAGAGTGCCTCCTACGTCGTTTTGGGCTCCGTGCGCACTAGCTGCACTTCCGCCTGTAACATTCCCGGTGATGGTCATCGTGCCGGTAGACTTGTTAGACGCACCGACTGCCTGGCTCGCACTACCGCCTGTGGCGTTGCCTGTGATGGTGAGCGTGCCTGAGGAGTTATTACGCACTCCGAAGGCTTCGCTCCCGCTCCCGCCTGTGGCGTTGCCTGTGATGTTAAGAGTGCCTGTGGAGCCGTTGTTGGCTCCGATGGCGGCGTTCGCGCTCCCGCCTGTGGCGTTGCCTGTGATAGTGAGCGTGCCTGAGGAGGCGTTGTGGGCTCCGAAGGCGGTGCTCGCACTACCGCCCGTGACATTGCCGGTAATGGTCAGACTACCAGACGATGAGTTATTAACCGCCCCTGTGTTTGTGCTAGTCGCTCCGCTCAAAACATTGCCAACAATAAATCCTGCGGCTGGCGAGGTGGCGGTGAACTGAACGACATTGCGATTGGCAGTGGTCGATTTTGCGGTGACATTGGCGGTAAGCGTTACGCCGTCATTGAGCGTATATATGCCAGTCCCTGCATTGCTGACCTCATCGCAGGTTACGTTGGCCGTAATCGTGATGGTATGGCCATTCTCGGCCCGTGCCTCATCGCCTACGCCCGGCACAACGCCACCAACCCAAGTTGCACCAGCGTTAAAGTTTCCTGTCGCTGCGGATAAAATGAGCGCCATTAGTTGCCTCGCATAAGTTCGTCGATCAATGGCTGAACAGCATCACGCAAAGCACCGTTGATGTGACGCACCGGTTCGCCACGCTGCACTACTCTGCCATCTCGCAGACCGACTGGTGTGACACTAGCAAACGCATTCATGCTACCGTCGGCTTGACGATTGACCGACAACAGCACCTCGAATGACTCAGTATCCGGTACGGTAGGATGCAAGAGATCATCGAGAGCCTCGGCCACCTGTTCCACCGTCGCATCAAGTCCCGCTTGCTCCAAAGGACTGACATGCTTTCGCGCTGTCTGTGCCAACGCAATCATGCCCGGTACGCCGACAGAACCGAGAAAGTATAGTTGCTGCTGGATCTCTTCGTTGCTCAGGTCAAGACCAGTACCGCCGAGTTGATGAACGGCCCACAACTTGCCGAACTCAATTAGCTTCGAGCATAACGCCGACGCACCAGCATCGCCAGCAATCGCCGCGACTCCGGCCCATGTGTAGAGGCGGCTGTCCAAAACCAGCACGGATGGATCAGACAACGCTGCAAGCAGTTGCTCAGGCGTTTTGGTTTG